CCACAGTGTTAGACCTAGAACTATTAAAATTTGTGACTCCCTTGTTTAAGAACGCAAATTCGTAAATGCGTAAAAACCTCGGCGAACCGAGTAAAACTTATTCAAGTAGTCTTAAATTTTATTCGGCTCTAGCCCGGTCGCCATTTAGACGCCCACCCCGGCCACAGGGGTGAATTTTATTAATAATGCCATTAGGCTGGCAAGCCTGGTGAGTAGTACAGCGGTGGAAGCCCAGTCCAAAAGTAGACCTGAAAATCTTCACCAGCTGCGATGTAACTGCCTGTTGTTCCAGAAGCCTCTGTATCTTGGACAACACGAATTGAGTACCCTCTTTCGAAGGCACTCAACACGTGAGAGTCCGAAGTTTTACCAGGGTGAAATCGGTATCTAGAATAAAATGGAATCTCAGCCTCCAAACAAGGATTCAAACTTGTTGGAGTCATTGCGACACCATTAATTCCAGTATCTAAAGCAGTTAGCTCACCATAAGTTCCACTACCAAATGCAGGATCAGGAGCATGAAACCTTTTCAGGGTATCCTCGTCTGTGAGGCCGAACGCTAGACCCACTCCATTAACATGTGTGGTTACAAGCGAATCATTCATGCCTATAGACAAATATCCATCAGGATTTGCAGTCGACCTACCCCAGCAAAATAACTTCTGTCTAATAGAACCTCTCCAACCCTGGTGAGCCAAAGCTACCCAGTGAAGGAGAAGTGTGTGGCAGTAGTTTGTATCTACTAGTGTTGGTGTGGAATCAATACCATCGGAGAAATTACCTCTCAAATACGGAAATAAGCATCTGGTTTCCCAGAAGTTTCTATACTCTGTGTTGAAGTATCCACCAATAGTTGTGTGCAAAGCATATCTTTTAAGCAGAGGACGAAAAGAGACGATAGACTCACCTGTAAATACCTTGTTCAGGTCAGATAAGTCAACCTTCTCAGGTCCTATGTGCATGGATTTAGATTGTTCAGGTGCACTGGGCTCAGATGTATTCTGAGATTCCGGTACAACTTCATTACCACTCTGCACAGGGAGCTCAAGTCCTGATTGAGGGACAACAGTAAAGCGTGCAAACCAATCAGATGGTGCAAACACCTCAAAGTCGTCCCCCATCGACACGTAAACATTAACTTGAACGTCATTGTTCACAGTCGTGTTTGGGGAAGTGAGCTGGTTCACCACATACACTCCGACAACTCCATTGCCGGCAGCTTTCGTGGTGTACCTAGTGGTGCTATACATAGTCGATTGCGAAGCAACACCAGGTTGCTGATGTTCCAACAAAGACAATTCCTGACCATTGGAGACTTCGACAGTAAAATCAGTCTCATCAGCAATGTCAATGATTTGTAATGAGTTCGTGTTGTACTCATTGGAGGCTAGGTAGTTGGGATCATAAACGACCTTAATCCTCCCTTTGTGGAAAGAGGAACACACAATTTGAAATCGAAATTTCATAGTTCCAGTCCAATACGCAAATGGTAGTGCAGCCATAGCGCAGGCTGGAAAATGATACGTGTCATTACCGACATTCCTTGCAAAGGTAGTCGGATCAACTCGCGCGTTCCATAATAAAGTTTCTGGAGCCGTGGCTGTTGACCAGTCGAATGTCGTTAGATACGACTCACGACTAGCTATAGCCTTAATCTCCATAGGGTCAGCAGCACCAATACCAGCAATCCGAGGATCAATGGTAAGCTCCTGTTTACTGTCATAGGTAAGCTTTTGAACCGAATCAGGCTCATTGGTAACTGCCATATGTCCAAAACCTCGAGGGACATAGGTACTAGGTGCAGCTGTAATGGCAGGTCTACTATATCCAAACAGACGAGCCATCCTAGCCACAGTTGAAGCAGCCATCTCAGTGGCCATCGCAAACTTGCCAATATATGGTATACCAGTGAAATAACTGGCAGCCTTGGCAACTGCCGTAGAAGGCCCCGAGACAACACCATCCTCATTAGCAATATCAACCTCATTACCACTCTGGGCCATAAGTAAATTATTCTCCATTGAGGTGAGTACTGAAACGGAAACGTCTTCAGCCCAAGCAAAAACGCTTATAGTGGCTGTATCTGATCCGCCGTTAGCATGCTTAAGAGGATTTATACTCCTTATCCATAATTCTCCAAGTTCATCCCACTCAGCCTCAGTAATATTCACGTAATTCTTGTGATAGAAGAAGGGACACATCATCTCTCCTCCTTGAGAAGTAGTGGGGTCTAGGAAAACCTTGGGCATTTGCGAAGCTTGCACTAGAGTTTCCGGTATTAGTGTGGCGTGGTTTGTCAAATCATCCCAGACTTGCAGAGGCGCGTAATACGCCATTGCCCGACCATAATGGAAACCATTACCATTTATAAGAATCTTCAGGTGCAATCTCGCCCGCAACAAATTGTAATTAGTGATGCGGTTGAAGACCCGCGGATTTTCAAAGTACAATTTCCACGGGTTGATGGAGAAGCCAAGCGTAGAACTAGTTGCCCAGCTCTCCTCATGAATTTTAATTGGTCGAGAAAAGAAATTATTCAGAGTTGCCTCATCACTGTCCTGTAACATACGAGTCGGATCCATTTCACCAGACGCATCGAACATATAAGGATCGACTTGATCTGTGAAAGCGACATTCTGCTGTTTCTGAGTTCTGTCTATGTTATACACATTTCTCTCAGATCCAGATTGCGTTGGGACTCGTTTTGCTTCTAGGTCAGCCAAATACAGTTCTTGATATTTCTTCCAGTATTTGCGTTTCTTCACGACCAGAGCCCTAGCTCTTTTGACATCAGAGGCTAATCGAAAGGAAGCCAATTCCAAATCAACTGCCTCCATTGCTTGTTTGAGTTCAGGCATGGTTTGGGGTATCTCAACCCCAGACTGAGTGTCTAAGACACCAGTAGGTACACACACATTGTCACCAGGACGGATGGTGGCCAATTCATGATGAAATCCATTTGAATTAGTGAGTGTAACTGTCTCGTCCATTTTTGTTTGTTTGTTGTCGAGCTTAGTGTCAATTTTCGCCGTCCCTACATCCGTTGAGACGTCGGCATTTTCACATAACTCTAAGTAACATGCAGATTTACAATTATTACCAGGTGGGTTATTTACATATATATACACGGGCTCCACCTACACACATGAATATGTTCAATACATGACCAGGAAACGTCACTCCTAAATAGGAGGTAAGCACGAGGGCTCATCCTTACCACGCAAAGCCAAAGACTTTAAATGTATCAGTTTTATGTCTCGGTAACCAAATACGTGGTGGTCTGTTCAACTTTATGTACAATATATACAAGCCCCACTAACCGGGCGGGGCTGGTTTGGAGATTATATTTCTTCTTCTCCTAAGTATTTTTCGCGCCATGCGATAACACGTTCACCATACGATATGTTCAATTCAGTACACATGTGGGCTATGTTCGCAGCACTGGCGACTTTGTTCATCAAAATCCTCTGAGCCTCATATTTCTCTTCACCATGATTGAACCACTCTCTGAGGGCACCGTCTATGTTTTGTGCACAGACATTCTCCTCAGTAAGGGGTGAATTCTTGGTACGGAGTTGGCAATGTAAGGATTTGTAGATAGATTTGTCGAGCAGTGCACCAACACAACAACCCAACAAAGGATGATAGACGCTCTTCCTCTTCAAGAACTCGAAGTCCTCTGGAGGTAGATAGTCCGTCAATTCAGACTCTTTATCTGGCATAGTATAAATTTGACCGTATTCACCAAGAAATTTAGAAATGTTCTTAATAGTGAATTTTGAAACTTTGTCAGATGCAGAGCCACCATTATCGTCTCCATAAGTTTGGATGGCCACTTCGTCACGGAATTTAATGCGCTTTTCAAAATTTTCAGCAGGGTAGAAACTATAGAATGCACACCGCAAATTAAGTGAACCACCGATACCATTGACGATTACAGTGATAGAGTTGCCACTAATATGCAAACCTTGGGTCAAACCAATCAGATCTCCATTGAATGCAATAATGGCGAATGCCACATCACCAGCCATAGCCTCCATAATTCGAAGACTTTCCTGGTTGTAGCCGGGACACACCCGCGCACAATCGATCAAGATACGCATTGCTGCGATAATGATCTGGGATGGCAATTTTTGGTCGTATTTGCCATAGTCCCCCCCAATTAATCTATCTTCTCCGAATTTATGCATGTGCTTGTGCAATTCATCCCATTCAGGACCATGAGCATTAACACCAACTGCACACTCGGAAACAAGTGGATTCATTTGGAGTACACGAATGATAGGTAAGAAATATTTCCTAATCAACCAAGTGAGGGAGAGTGGATTGCTGAAGAAGATTCTGCATTTGTCTTTAGCAAGAATTTCATCTTTCTTACAAGCTTTAGCAATCGGGTACGCTCTATATCCTTGAGCATACAAAGATTCACAACGGTCAATCTCATCGAGCAAGAATTGATCAAGCTCTCTGTTATTCGGAAACTCTGGTGTCGGTTCTAACTCAGTAACAAACCGCCTCTTTTCACCAGATAGGGGAAAACCAATTGCAGTGTCCAATTTAATGGCATCAATAAATCTTTTGCCTGGAGCACCACATAGGTTCGTTTTATCATCGAGAGGTCTCGCATCATTCCATAGTTCACTGCGGAACAACTCAATGAGTGGTTCTTTGTAGTCTTTCACAGCCATTTCTAGCAAATCATACTCGAAAGGTGTTCCTGGCACGGCGGCATTTGATAAACAAGTCTGCCAACCATACCAGTCAGGATGCACTTTAGGCGGCCCATATATATTAGGCACGCCACAATGCGTGATCACATGTTCACTTATAGAACTGACTATGACATCACTCTTAAACACACTCCTACCAGGGCAGGACCCATAATACTCGATTTGGGACCCGGCTGGCATATAGTTAAGTGCGCTCTTAGGATGTAGAGGCGAATTTACTGCGACTTGAACCCCAAGGACCTCCTTCTCGAAAGCCCCCGCGGATCCGGTAAGTAATATACCTTCTTTTTGTCTCAGCTCATTCATAGCAGCCTCTAATTCTCCCTTAGTGACAGAACCATAGGCTCCAACATATGTTCCGGCATGACCAGCCAGATGCATCCCAACGATAACAGAACCATTAGTGGCTGATGTCAGAACCGCACCACACATACCTTCAAAAGTTTTGCGTGTGAAATTCCTATAATAGCCACCAAGATAGGAGCCTGCGACGGATCGCACGACTCCGGGATCTGTCATACCCTGGGCCCTAACGAAAGTGCCATCAATGTTTCTCCACCAAAAGTTGAATGGAGCACTAGGCATATTTTCTAAAGGGAAGTGCTGGAGAATGTCTTTGAACGATCCACCACTGGGTAGATAGACCAAGCTCAAATCAGAACCAAGAATGTGGACCGAAGCTTTCTTCTCAAGCCTACAAGTGAAGCGACCTCCAGATGATTGGGGTCGATTCTTCTTGAAATCAACTATAAACGATTCTCCGACCTCAGTGAAATAGTGGTTTGGAACTAGAGCTACATTGGATGAGAGCATTAGCACATTAAGCATGCCCATCTCTTCTGATTCCGTTTTATAGATAGTACCATAGAGCAAGTTCTTCTGAACAATATTGTCGAGTTGTTCCTGCGACACCCTTCTGGAAAAATCAGTAATGGGTAAGTCACGGCGGACGACATGTGCCCAGACGTTCATTTCGGCATCTCTCTCCTGAATCTGTTTTATAGTCTTTGGAGAAAGGCTACCCTGTATGTCCAATTTACGAGAGTGTTTTTGCACCAATTTAGCAGCCAAGTATAAACCAGCCAGCAATGCTGATGCAGAACAAACAATCGTTGCAGCTCTCTTCAAAACTGCATTTTGGACAAGTCCTAAAGTGTCTCTGGTCGCCAACTTCTGGTAATATGTTTCTTTAGCAGCCCAAATCAGGTACGATACCTGGCAAATGCAAGATAGTAGCACCATAATATGAGTGGCAAGATTACAGTCACACAAGAGACACAAGATTGTTGTCATCATGTGGTAAGCTGCAACGACACTGACACTGGTCAGACACCTACGTTTCACATACCCCACACAGTAGTAACTCATAAGAAGCTTGAAAGCTCTCGAGTCACGCACAAATTGGGGACATAGTGGGTACCAATCAAAATTGTCATAAAACGTGGATGCTTCGTCATAGAGGATCTGAACCTCTTTTTCAGCAGCAACCTTTTTTGCTAGTACTTTGTCGTAGGACCTAGACATGAATTTCTTAAAAGAACTCTGCACATCCAGGATTTCTGGGTTGTTTTCAGAAGCATGTGCAAGGCAATACTGGGCCATTTGACAACAGCCTTCATGCGCACACTTCGGATTTGGGGTCGACGTTTTCTTGTTCTTATAGTGAGCGTCAACCATATCTCGCTGCTTCCCTCTAAAAGATTCAAACTTGTTGAGCAAGAAGTTAGCAGCTTGATAGATATTGAGACCCTTCAAATCAACTCCATTGTCGTCTTGGACAAGTTCGTAATCAGCTCTGTAGCGTTCATCATCAGGTGAGACCGCTCTATAGATGTCGATTATCCAGAGATCTTGGAGTAAAGGAGGATCATAAACACCATTCGTGGTGTAGTGCTTCATAACTTTGTCTTGGTCCAACTTTGGGGTTTTCACACCCCTGTTGTAGAAGCAAAATTCGTCTTTCACTACCACATCCAGCACATACAACATACGTCGTTGCACTGAACCTGGATTATGAGATTTGATTTCTGCCCCCATTGACATGACATTAGTCGTAACATTCACCAACTCAGGTTGGAGCCACACCCTGGCTTTATCATTCAACTCAGCCATGGGTGGACTAAAAGGAACATTGTTGCACAACGAAATGATTTCATCACAGGCATTACCTTCTTCAAACTGAGGTTTAGCATTTGCAACGTCATCCAACGTGACAACTGTGATATCGGATCGTGCTCCGTCCCAATGCTTTTTGCCAACAACTCGAGTGTACTTACGTCCTGGTTCATTGGAGATACCAAGACATTCAAAGAAATAAGTCGTCAGCATTGCGCTGATGGTGGATTTACCAACACCACTTTTCCCAAAATATTCCAAGGAGAATGGTTGTATTTTGATACCGGAATTGACTTTGATTGTGTCAAATCTTCCGATAATCTCCACCAGTTCCCTATATCGATCAGTTAGCAGTTTCTTCTGTAGTCCATTTGCTGTGTTTATCAAGGTTTTAAT